AGTATAAATAGACTTATTAGGATTTAAAATGACAAGACAAAACATAAATGTAGGTTCATCAGCAAACGACGGTACAGGAGATACCTTACGTAGTGCTGGCACTAAGATAAATCAGAACTTCCAAGAGTTGTACACACAACTTGGAGGTGATAGTTCAACGCTAAGCACGCAGGTCATCATAAAAGATTCCGGCAGCGTTGGTACTATTATATTTGAAGGAACAAGCGCAGACTCGCATGAAACTAAGTTGATTGCGGCTGATCCTACTGCAGATAGAACTATTACTTTACCAGATGCTGGAGGTAACGTAGTATTAGATACTGCAACGCAAACATTAACTAATAAAACATTAACAACTCCAACAATAACATCAATTACTAACGGCGGAACAATCGCTGTACCGAGTGGAGCTGGTACATTTACAACAATAGCAGGAACTCAAACACTAACTAATAAAACTTTGACATCACCGACAATTAATACACCTATAATCGGTACGTCTTTAAATGATGCTAATGGAAACGAATTTATAAAATTTACAACTACCAGTAGTGCTGTCAATGAACTAACAATAGCAAACGGTGCTTCAACTACAGGACCAACACTTTCAGCAACAGGAACAGCAACTAATTTAAATATAATATTAACACCAAAAGGAACTGGCTCCGTTCAATTAAATAAAGCGGCTTTTACTTCTTCTACTATAACAGCAAATGGCGCTGCAAGTACTTCGGCTACATTAATCATAGGTAATAAAGGTTCTGCATTGGCAGTCAGTTTAGCAGATGGAACTACTGTAGGTGAGTATAAGATTTTTACAAATAAAGGTGCAGGCGCTATGACAGTAACACCTTCTAATTTTGCACAGGGTACAGATTTTGCATTAGCACAGAATGATGGTTGTACTTGTGTATGGGACGGATCAAACTGGTTCTTAATAGGAAATCAAGGCGAAGTAACGGTATCATAAGGAATAGAATATGTCAGCAATAATTACAGACCCGTTTAAAAAAATACTAACTCAAACTATCTTTGATGAAGTTACGAATAATACTAATAGGTATTATATAGGAATAGGTAGATCTGAGCCATGGGACAGTTCAGAGACAGTACCTACACCTATAAATAGTGCTAGAACCTTTAGAAATACAAGAGCAGGTTTACAATCAATAAAATCTGCAGGTGATGTATCTTATGTTATACCAAGATATAACTGGTCATCTGGATCCATATATCAAGCATATGACGATAATTTTACTGGTATACCAGACACAAATCCTTATGCAGTTATGACAGAAGACAACCAAGTTTACATTGTTTTGCAACAAGGTAAATCTGCCACGGGTGCAGCAACAACTTCTACTATAAAACCAACTGGAACTAGCACAAAACCTTTTAAAACTTCAGATGGATACGTTTGGAAATTTTTATATTCTTTGTCAGCTGCAAGAGCAAGTGCTTTTTTATCAGCAAACTTTATACCAGTTGAATTAATTACAGACTCAGCAAGAGTTAATGACTTAACTGGAACCACAACGCTAGCGGTTTTAGAAATTCAACAAGCTTTGGTTCAAGACTCCGCTGTTGCAGGACAAATAATTAATATTAACGTTACTGCTGGTGGAAGTGGATACACCTCTACTCCAACAGTAACTATTAATGGTGATGGTGTTAGAGCTGCAGCTACTGCTACAGTTTCAGGCGGTGCTGTTGTAAAAATAGAACTCGATTCAAGTACAGACAGCGCAATAGCTATGGGACAGGGTTACAATTTTGCTAGCGTAGCAATCACTGGCGGCGGAGGAAGTGGAGCAAAAGCAAGACCGATACTAGGTCCTAAAGAAGGTTTAGGCAATGACGCAAGAGATGATTTGAGATCTAATTCATTGATGTTTAACTCAAAACCAAATGGAATAGAAGATAGTAATTTTATAATAGGTCAAGATTTCAGACAAGTAGCATTGATAAGAGATCCGAGACACACTTCAGACAGTGCAAATGATGGTCCTCCTTTTACTACATCTAGCGGTAAAGTTTTAAGATTCTTAAAACTCACTGCAGCTGCTAATGTGAATTTCTTAGACGCAACAATAACAGGTGGAACATCAGGAGCTAAAGCTTTAATTGATGAAGTTGATAGTGATAGAATTTATTTTCATCAAACAGAAGACACTGGATTCAAACCATTTGCTGAAGGTGAAACAATAACTGGTGGCGGTACATCAGGAACTCTTGTAGCAGAAGGTGTAGATGCAGATAGTGATGCTTTCACTAGAGATGATGTAGATAAACTTTCTGGAAACATTTTATATATAGAAAACAGAGCACCAGTTACAAGAGCAGCAAATCAACAAGAAGACATTAAAGTTGTAATATCACTGTAAGGAATAAACTATGGCAACTAATTTAACTGAAACCACTTTTCCAAGTACTTATAAAGATGATTTTACTGACAGTGCTGGATTTCATAAGATACTTTTTAACTCAGGAAAAGCACTTCAAGCTCGTGAGTTAACACAACTTCAAACAATATTACAAAATCAAATACAAAGATTTGGCGATAACGTATTCAAAGAAGGTGCTGTGGTTAAACCCGGTGGAGCAAACTTAAATTCACAGTATGAGTTTATAAAATTAAATACTACAGTTAATACACTTCCAACTGATGCGTCAACTCTTGTAGGTACGTCATTCACTGGTCAAACCTCTGGCGTGATAGTTAAAGTCTTACAAGTTGTTACTGCAACTGGAGCAGATCCCGATACGCTCTATGTTCAATATACTAATACAACTTCTGGAACAGCAGGAGCTACTACAATACGTATGACAGCAGGCGAAGATATAAACAACGGATCAGTTACGTTAACAGTTCAAACTACAAATACTGCATCAAATCCTGCAGCCGGTGTTGGTGTACTCGCAACACTAGCATCTGGAATATATTATGTAAGAGGACATTTTGTTTTTACTGAAGATCAATCAAAAATTATTTCAAAATACAGTGATGATGTAACAACAAATATAGGATTTAAAGCGGTAGAAGACACTGTTTCTTCTATAGATGATGAAAGATTATTTGATAATCAAGGGTCTGTTCCTAACCTTACAGCACCAGGTGCAGATAGATATAGAATTAAATTAACGATAGTGGAAGAATCTGACGTTGATTCAGACGAAAATTTTGTTCATATAGCCACTGTAAAAGAAGGTGCAATTTATAACGCAGTATCTAGTGATAATGCGTATAACATTCCAAACCAAGTTATAGCAAAAAGAATTTTTGAAAATTCTGGTGATTACATTGTAAAACCATACACAGTAGATTTTTCATTAGATTCTGCAACAACTCATTTATTATTAAATGTAAGTGCTGGAACAGCTGTTGTTGATGGGTATAGAGCAGCTAGAAATTTTCCTTCAACAATAAGAGTTGAAAAACCAACGCAAACTATAACTTTAAATAATGACGTCATTGGTGTTAATTATGGAAACTCTGTAATTGTATCGCCTGAAACTGATTCTGCAACACATGGTTTGCCAAATATAAATGTTTTTGAAAAACTCACTTTAAAAGATGACTTAGATTTTACTGGAAACGATTTAGGAACAGTTAGAGTAAAAGCAATCAATGAAGACGGCGCAAATTTAAGATACCACTTATTTGATTTACAATTGAATTCTGGATCTGCTTTTAGAAGTGTTAAAAGTATTGGAACAAGTACTTCAAGTTATTTTAGACCTACATTAGAAAGTTCAAAGGCAGTTTTAAAAGATGCGCGGAATAATACTTCTCTATTTAAATTAACAAGAAGTAGACCTAAAGCTTTAACTGATATATCATTTGCTGCACAAAGAAGATTTACTGTTACATCAAACGGTTCAGGCCAAGCTAGTATAAGTTTAACAGCCGGCGGAGAAACTTTCACAAATACAGACGATTGGGTTATAGCCAAAACAGACAGTGATGTATTTACTGGAGCGAGTGTAAGTGGTGCAGGCTCAACAAGTTCAACAATAACTGGCTTACCTGCAAGCAGTAGTTTAGAAATACTTGCTTATGTAAATAAAAGTTCAGCTTCTATAAGAACAAAGACATTAGCAAATAAATCAATTACTATTAGCGTAGATAGCGATGGAAATGGTCTCAGAGTTGTTCCTCTCGCAACTGCCGATATTTTTGAAATAGATGAAGTTGTAAAAGAAAATGATAGTAGTGTTAGTTTTATTGATAGGTTTGTTTTAGACAATGGTCAACGTGATAATCATTATGGACTCGGAAGATTAATACTTCGAAGTGGCCAATCAGCACCATCATCAAACGTTCATGTTAAATTTAAGCATTTCACACACGGTGTATCTGGTGATTTCTTTGCAGTAAATTCATATACAGGCCAAGTAGATTATAATAGAATACCAAAATATAGATTTAGTAACGGTACAGTTATAAATTTAAGAGACTTTGCAGACTTTAGGTCAGTGATGGATTCTGGTGGAGAGTTTGCGGGAGCAGCTGCTAGAGTAATTGAACAACCACAAAACGGAACCTTAGTTACAGCTGACGCAGAATACTATTTGAATAGAGCATCAAAATTAGTAGTTGATAGAGATGGTATTATTAGACTCATAAACGGTATACCTGCATTTAATCCAGCTATACCAGAAAAGCCAGATGAAACATTAGCACTATATGATATTACATTACGTGGAAATACCGATGATGATTCTGATGTTGTAGTAACGAAAATAGAGCATAAAAGATTTACTATGAAAGATATTGCTCAACTTGAAAAAAGATTAGCAAATCTTGAAGAAGTTGCTTCATTAAGTTTACTTGAAGTCGATACTAAGCATTTACAAGTTTTAGATTCTGCGGGTAATAATAGAACAAAATCTGGATTTATAGTCGATAATTTTACTGATCATTCTAGATCTTTTACAACAAGTGGTTATAGGGCAGCTATAGATCCATTACAAAACGAACTTAGACCAGGTTTTAAAGAAGATAACATAAGACTTATATATGACTCAGCATCATCCACAAACACAATAAGAAAAGGTGATAATGTTTATATAGCTTATGATGAAACACCGTATATTAATCAAAATTTTGCCAGTAAAGCTATTAAAATCAATCCATTCGCGGTAGTGATATATGACGGTATAGTCACCTTATCGCCAGCATCAGATGAATGGAGAGATGTTGATAGAAGACAAGATAAAATAGTACAAGGCGGTACAAGACTATCTACCGTTAATGCTTATAACTGGAATAACTGGTCTTGGAGTTGGGGCGGTGTTTCTTTAGAAAACTTACAAGTAGGTTCTTCAACAAATGTTCAATCAGGTGTTGTGAATAGAGTTGTTAATGAAGAAACAGTTTTAGACTTAGTAGAAGATAGAGTTTTACAAACTGCATTCTTACCGTTTATGAGAGCTAGAAAAGTTTTCTTTAAAGTTCAAGGATTAAGACCAAATACAAGAGTATTTCCTTTCTTAGATGGAAATGATATATCAGACTTTGCAAGATCAGAATCATTTCAATTCTACTCTGATACTAATGATGATTTTGGAAATACACTTAAAAACACAACCGCTCATCCAGACGGCTCTACCAATTTAACCACTGACGCCAATGGTGATGTATCAGGATCATTTATAGTTCCTAATAATGACACTTTAAAAATAAGAGTAGGTGCTAAAGAATTTAAGATAATGGATATAAGTGCTAATAATGAAGAGAACGCAGGTTGTATAGCAAAAACGCTTTATACTGCTACAGGATTTTTAGATACAAAAGAAGCAACTTATGCAAGTACTAGACAATTAAATGTAACCGGCGTAAATATTGAAAGACGAGCTGTTTATCAAGGAGATGATGGAGGCG